GAATAAAACAAAATTAGCATAGTCAGGTTCTTCTCTGACAAAACCAGGAAGTTGTGACGGAACTAGAGTTGATATTTTATTTAAATAAGACATATTACATTGCTGTCATGTTAACTGTAACGGCAGCTGGATCTTGGTTATCTAGTGTGATAATTTGGTTGAATGATGAAGTTACAATTCTATCAGCGGCATAACCAGTTATCTTTAAAATACCTGTTGTACTATTAACGGCTGTTGGTGTAAAGTCTGTTAATGTAACTGTACCTGCAGCATAATCTACTGTACCTGCATAGTTTTGGTGACCAGAACTAGCACCAGTTAGAATGTTTTTAACACCGTTATTATAATAGTATGTACTCAATGTGCCATAATTGCCACGTAGAACTGCATTACCAAGAGCGCCTGTTCCTGTTGGGTCTGTGATTGAAACAAGTGCTTGTGTATATCCTAATCCACCTGATGTGATGTTGATTGAAGTAATAACACCGTTTTCTACTGTTGCGGTTGCGGCCGCACCAGAACCATCACCACTAATTATGATTGTAGGATTAGTATAGCCTGAACCACCAGATACTACTGTAATAGAATCGATGTTTGTTGTTGTATCTGGTGTTGGTTCAAAATAAACTTCTGAGTAATAATTTCCTGCAGCATCATATTGTGAGAATGATGGACTAATCTGTAATGATTCATCCGAAACAACTGATTGTTCTAATGAGTTACCAAAATTAACAGTATAAGTTTGAATACTATTCAATGTAGGAATCAAACGCTTCTGTAAATACACATCAAAGTCAGCGGCAATAATTGCTTGATTTAAACTCTGAACATATTGAATTAGGTTACCAACAACAAAAGTGGAATTAAATGTATTCAAATTAGTATTACAGAAATTTATAATACCAGCACTAATGATTGATTGTAACTGTGAAGATGTTAAATTTGTTTTCTTTGGATCGTAAAGAACATTTGCATTTAATAACATATACACATAATCTGGATCCACAATCACTGGTGTTACAGTCAATACTGAAGATGGTAGAATAACATTATTGATAATGTTTTGTTTCTGTGCAGTCGTTAGTGTATATAAACCTTTTGGTTTGATTGATGCGTAGATTTTACCGTATTGTGGTGGTGTGTTTTCTTCTCCACCCCATACGTTGACTGCATCAAACGCATAGCCTAAGTTGTTCTGCTGAATTAAAGTAATGTAATCGTCTTTAGTTACGGCACGATTCTGCGCTGAGAACGATTTAGGTGCCTGAAATTTAATAGAAGAAATAGATTCTAAGTTAGCACCGGCAGTTGCAGGTGTTACAGGATAGATTACTGTGTTTGCATAACCAGAAATAGGAGTTTTCAATACAAAGTTGTTTGCACCAGCGGCAGATGTGCCTTTTGTTAGAATATAAGAAACTGTTACAATATTACCATCAGTTAATGATTGGCCTAAAATGCCATCACCAAAGTAAATTTCGTATGTGCCTGGTTTTGAAATACTTTCTTGCAAGAAATATACAGTAGATGTATCTGATAGTGTCAAATAATCAGATGCTAATGAATATACTTTATATGAAGTATTGGAACTTGATTGTTGTACAGTAACTTTTAATGATGTTGTATCAATACCAATATCAGTCAATGCAAATGTGCTTGACGGATTAGATGTTGAATTATATGTGAATACTTGTCTTGATGGAGTGCCTTGTTTGAGTTCAATGCCAGTAAAGTATGCTGTATTGTTTGATGTATTTACTGTATATGAATCTGTTGTCACAAAGCTATAGTTTACACCATCAATTGCTTCAGATAGAAACTTTGTACCTGCTGGTACTGTTAGTGATGAGTCTGTAACTTGATTTACTTTGAGATTGATAAATGCTGTTGGTGCAACGGCAGATTTAGGTGTATAACCTAATAGTTTTGCACGAGAAACAACTGATTGTCTCATAATTGCAGTATCTAAGAACATCTCATTAGCAATCATGTTCAAATAATATGCATTGTATTGTGTATTGTAAGCTAAAACATCTAAAAGAACAGACAGAGCAGAACCATCAAAATTATAATCTTTTAATGTATCTTGTGATTGTAAGAATGTCTTTAAGTTATTTTTAATAAACCCAAAGTCTAAACTTGTTACTTGAATGTTTGAATTAGCGGCTGCCATGTTATCTGTCTCTTGTTAATATTAGTGACAATGTTGTTGGAGTAGTTTGATTAACAACATAAAAAACTATTGTTGCATTATAAGAATTTCTATCTGGAGCAACAGTAACTTTAACTGTTTGTAATCTTGCTCTTGGTTCGTAGTTATTAATTGCAAATTTTATTTCATTTTCAATTGCAGATGTCACTGCCAAAGATGCATTTTCAAACAACAATGCAGTCAAATTAGCACCTAAGTTAGGATTAAACAGGCGGTCAAAGTGATTTGTTAATAATAAATTTCTGATTGCACGACCAACAGCTTGAGCATCATAGCTCAATGCCACATCACCAACGACAGGTCGTTTAGTAAATGCAAAATCGATATCTGAAAATACTTTTGTTATGTTTGCCATGTCTTATTTATTATGCTTTGGAGTAAAATCGCTATTTGGATTCTGAGATAGCGTGCCGGATATTTACAGGCCGGAACGAAAAATTTCGAATTTTTCCTAACTTGGTGGAGCTGTCTTATCACCACCTGCCTTGACACCACCGTGAACGTGACCATCAAGACTAATACCACCACCAACAACATCTCCTGTTGATGTGATACCGCCATTTACATTGATATTACCATTCCATTGTAATGGACCATTAAATGTCCATGAAGATGCAGTTGCTGTTACAGTACCACTAACTGTTTGGTCTACATTACCACCAACTTCTTCTTTTACGTTTCCGTCTACTTTTTGAGTTAAATCGCCTTTTACATAAAGATTTGCATTGCCATCAACTGTAATATTACATACACCCATCACATGGATGTTGTTGTCTTGCATATAAATCTCAAAATTGTTGCCTTTGACTTTGGTAACTTTACTACCATCTGGTGCAATCTCAAAAAACGTCAAACCATCTTTTTTATGATTTAACATGATTCTTTCAGCGCCTGGCGTATCATCCATCTCAAAAATGTGACCTGCAACTGTTTCAGTTACTCTATTATAAGGTGGCTTTGTTGCATATTGTGATTTTGGTTCATCCCAAGAACCACCATCTGCTGTTGCAACACCAGCATCTACATTACTATCATGGAATGTGATTGTTGTATCGCCTGTATTATCATTGCGATATAAACGAGATGTGGTTGGTTCTCCAACAGGATAGAAGTCACCTTCTGAGAAACCTTGACTTGGATTAGGCCCGTTCTGTGGTATTCCAGGGAATACACCCATCAAATAAGGTGATTGACCTGACATTCCATCAGAGAAGAAACCAAAACAATAATCACCAACTAAGGGCGCAGCAGCAGTCATTGACTGATTTGGTGAATTCATAGGCAATGCCCATGGCAAATCAGATGTTGGTATCAAAGACATATCGCCTGTGTGCCAACCAAATATGCGTACTTGTACACGACCCAAGTTCAATGGATCATCACGATTTTCGATGACTCCTAGCCACCAAATGAAACCATCTTTACCAATAAAATTTTGCATTATGCTGTAAGTGCGTTTTGGAAATCAGAAGAAGTGTTAATTGATTGGAACTGTGTTGGTGAACTGTCTTTTGCAATTTCAATCATTGTTTGGAATTGGTCAGGCGAGTACATATGTCTTAGTGCAGTTACTATGTATTTACCTGAATAAAATTTGTCTTGTTCTTTATTAGGACTAGCTGGATCCAATGAATTCATATTGAATTGAATTGTTTTACCAACTGTCAAGCCTGTATCGCCAGGTATTGTTAACTTCAATTTAGTGTAGTTAGCAAGTGAAATTTGTGCAGTTCTTAGTGGTACATATGTTTCAATTTCAACATCGTGTGCTACTGAACCTGACCTATCTGATACATATTGAGCGTCCATCTCGGCCTTATTAGATGTTGCAACTTTTAATACACCTGCAAATGCGGCATTTTGTGCATCACCTAAACGATTAGTCAAGTAATTAGATGGTGGATTACCATTGAGTGAGTTACCTGCATATTGTGTGTAATCAAAATCTGTAACGTAGAATGAACGAATTAGTGGGTCAATAGACACTAGACGATTAGAAAATGTACCAGAATTGATTTCGTTTAATGAATCGTATGTTTTAACAAACTCAAATTTTTGTACCGCTAATTGTTTGTCTTCTGTGCTTTGTTCAGAGTCGGCCGCATTTTTTAATGAATATTTGTATGTTGCATAAACACTTTCATTATAAATTGACTGCAAAGACCTAAAGTTGAAACCTTCTCTAGTTTGATAGAACAACATATCTGCACCAGGATATGAATCTGATTGTGCATATGTTGATATCCAAGAAATTGCTTCAAACGGTTTCATATTTGGCACAACAAAGTCGTATATACCAGTTGTGCTTTCTATTTTGTTAATTTTATCTGAATTGACTTGTAATTGATTTTTTACAATATCAGTAATAACATCTTTAATCATCATACCTGGATATGATTTACTGATTTTAATTTGTTCAGACAAAAACATTTCTTCCGAACAGAAACACAACTCATATGATTCTGAGTTCATGTCAGCTGAAGGTTTTCTTTTAGTAATCTTATATAATCTAAATGTTTCTATTGTGTTATCTGGCGCATCTT